TTATTCCAGAGAATACCCCATTCATAGCTTTGCCAACAGCATTAAAGGGCAAAGTAACACCATTTCAGCTATCAGTTCTATGGGTTTTGCAAAGTTATTATCCAAATATTTGGCCTAGCTATCAGACCATTTCAAATGATGCAAAAATGTCTAGAGCCAAGGTCATTAAAACTGTTGCTGAACTTGTAGAACTAGGTTTACTGCAAAAGCAATACAGGATCAATGAATATGGTCAAAAAACAAACTGCTACAGAGTCACAATTTGGCATCAATGCAAGACACTTCCTGTGCCAGATCCTAGTATCCATGCGGGGTCGTTGATACATACTACCCCAGTCGTTGAGAACTACCCCCCTAGTACGCCACAGCGACCCCCCCAGTCGTTGTCAGCGACCCTAACTAAAACAAAGATAACTAAAACAAATAACTATAAAAATAAAAGCTTTGAACCTTTTTGGAAAACCTATCTGGAAATACCAAAAGACATGAGAGTTATATCTCTGTCGAAAAAGCTTGCATATAACGAATTTATGAAATTAGATGCTAAGACAAGGGATAAACTAAAACAATGCCTTGAAGCCGATATAAGAGCCAGAACAAAGCAATTAAAACAGGATAAGTTCTCACCATTATTCTGTGATGCTCATAGGTGGATAAAAAATGGTCAATATGAACAATATTTATTGACAGCTACAAATAAAGCAGTTACATTTAAAAAACCTAAAAACACCCCTTTTTAACACCCCATGAAAACTTATAAAAGATCACCTATTGATCGGGAAGTTACATTTAAAGCACCATATTATGAATGTCATGCTTGCAATGATTCTGGAATAATCCATAATTCTGATGGACTAATAAACCAACATTTGCCTGACTATGATATAGATGACTCAGGAAAACGCTGTGGTGGACATGATTTAGCTCTTATTTGCTACTGTGCAGCAGCTAACGCAAAATACGATCAGGACAACCAATTAATCTGCAAAGGTTATAGAGAACTTGATGGAACTATTAGAAACAATATTGGTGTAAATCTTGACATTGATATTGTTCGGGAGATCCATAACATCAGAAAACAAAACTGGATCAAAACAACTAAATTGATGAATAAAATAATTGCCGATAATTTGAAAAAAAAGAAAATTAAATTACCACCAGAAGTCCAAAAGGTAAAAAATCAACTAGCAAACTTTACTATCAAATCATTATGACAAAAACTCTTATTGATAATCTAGATTTTAATAATTTAGACAAATACCAAAGTCGTTCTTTAGTTGCTTGGCTTAAAAGAGATATAGGTTCTGAAAATCAAAAAAAACTTATAAAAAAAATAATAGATGACAGAGGTCAGAATGTTCTTGAAAGGATTAGAAATAGAGTTCAAGTTAATTACAGACTTAGTTTAGAAACTACTGAAAAATTACAAATAATTTGCAAAAAAATTGGTTGTTATAAAACAATTAAAATTAATGATGAATCTATTTATTTAGAAAGTAAAGAAAAAAAAGATATAGAACCAACAGAGTTAATCAAAGTATTACTTGAAGAAAGTATCGAGGATTTATATAATAAAGTTCAAAATGAAAAATAAAGACTTTGATAGCTTCAACAATGACCGTATCAATGCACTAAGAAAAAGGATTGATGAACTTATATTCTTAAAAAATAGCTGGGAAAAACAAAGTAAATCGACAAAATCCAGCGATTGACGCTACATTTAGAATAATAAAAACCATAATTCCATAGTGGCTAACGGCAGAACTAGCAAGAATGAACATGAGTTTAGAGTGAACAAAGTCGCTAGGCTTATGTCTGTTGGTACTGTTAGATCAGATATACTACAATTTGCTACAGCTGAGTGGGGTGTAACACAAAGGACTGTTGATAGCTACATTTCAGATGCAAGGGAGATTCTCAAGCAAGACTTTGATATTGATAGACGACAATTTACTGCTGAAGTTTTAGCACAATATGCATCACTGGCAAAAGAGGCTAGGAAATCAGGGCAGTTAACAGTTGCTTTAGGCTGTATTAACTCAATGGCAAAGGTTGGTCAGGTGATGTCTTGAGCATACTCAACAGAGAGGGGTCAGTATTAGATCATGTTGGTAGTCGATATGTTGATATTGATACTGATAAGCTGTTAGATCGCATAAGAACAGATTTACACCCACAGCAAAAGTTGTTTTTTGATAATCAAAATGAAATAGTTGGCCTTAGTGCTGGATATGGTGCTGGTAAGACAAGAGCTTTGTGCAGTGTTGCTGTAAAGCTGGCAGCCCAAAACATAGGCTTTATCGGTGCTGTTATGGAGCCAACACAACCGCTTTTGAGAGACATCTGGCAAACAGACTTTGAAATGTTCCTTGAGCAGTACGAGATCCCATATACTTTCAGAGCTAGTCCGCTGCCAGAATATACTTTGCACTTCAAGGAAGGTGATAGCAAGCTACTATGCCGCAGCTTTGAGAACTGGTCGAGGATTATAGGTCTTAATCTGAGCCATGTTCTTGTTGACGAAATAGATGTTGTATCTCCAGCTATAGCAGACAAAGCCTTCCCAAAGATACTAGGTAGGTTAAGGGCTGGTAATGTTCGCCAGTTTTGTGCAGCTAGTACACCAGAAGGGTTTCGCTGGTTATATAACACATTTGGTACAGATGAAGCAAAGGAGAGGACAGATAGGCAGCTAATCAAGATGAGGACTCAGGATAATCCACATTTGCCAAGTGACTTCATTGAACGTATGCAAGCCAATTACGATCCATCAATGCTTCAGGCGTATCTCAATGGAGAATTTATAAATTTAACTACAGGTCAGGTATATGATCGCTTTACCAGAGAAAACAATGTCACCAATATCAAGCCAGAGATAGGATTAGAGCCATTGAGAATTGGTATGGACTTCAACATAGGCAACATGAACGCAGTGATTGGCATTGTACAAAATCAAAAATTGTTAATATTTGATGAGATTAGTGGCAGTCACGACACAGACAGCATTGCCCAAGAGATCAAATCCAGATACCCTATGAATAAGATTTACATATACCCAGATGCAAGTGGAGGCAACAGAAGTACTAATGCAAGTCAGACGGACATTCAGATTCTTGAAG